ACGACAAACACGGTGCATGATACTGGCAAGCGTCCTTCTGGATTATCCATCCAGTTTTGTACTCGGCCTGTCCGAGCGATCAAACTTGTAGTCATTAGATTAAATCTGTTAAAGTTGGTGGTGCATAGTTTGGTCCTTTAAGAACCTTACCATCTTCTCGATAGATTGGTTTACCGTCCTCATCGAGCTTGGACATATTACTTTCATGGACACGGTGTAAAGCTTCGTCTAAATTCCAACCCATGTTCTCAGCATACTGATAACAAACATAAACTAAATCAGCTAATTCTTTTAAACAATCAGATTTAACTCCAAAACTGTCTCGCCATAACTCCCCATCAGCTTCAAGGAACTCTTTAAATTCCTCAACAATTAAGTTTTTCTGCTTAGTCTGCGGTGCCCGACCTGTTGAGTTGCCAATCGAGTAGGTTGTCCTGAATTCCTTGGCTTGGCTGCTCAGGAATGTGTGGTGGATGTCTGGTGTAATTGTTAGAGACATGTTCTAGTTCGTTAGTTAGATAGTGGATAGCTTTTGTTAGATCCTCAATGTGATCTGTTTTGTGACCAGCTCGGCAGATGTATTTAACTGCATTACCTAGATGGTAGTTTAATTGTTGGTCTCGTATAAAATCCCAAACTTCTATGGAACCCCTATTGTAATACTGGGGTCCATAAGATTGGTTCTTCACGGTCATAGTCGTAGTCAGGGTGTTGTAGGATTTTAGCTAATCGTGCATTAAGTAGAGCGTCGTCGTCTGATAACCCTCTTTCTTTAAATGCTTTACATATAGCAGCCCATTTATTATCAGGATTCTTTTTAAGCAAGTCAGTTGCTCTTTTAATACCTATCCCAGGGCATCCAGGATAACCATCAGTAGGATCTCCAGATAAACTTTGTATTAAATGCCAATCATCACCTTGTTCTTTAGTGATTTCTTCTACATCATCTGTCATGTTCCATAGAACACCAGGAATTTGACGCATATCTTTGTCTGGACTTACAATAATAGTCTCATACTCAGGAAAGTTAGTTGCATCTATACCGATACTGTCATCTGCTTCCAAACCTTTTCTACATACAAAGTTGTAGGTTTTTTCACAATAATTGACTAATCTTCGGTATCCGAGGGGCTTACGCTTTAAACGATGTCCCTTGTATCCGTGATAAATTTCTTTCCTAAAATTTTGAGGGCTTGAGAAGTAGAGAATAAACTCATCTTCCATCATAGCCTTTGTAACCTTCTTTAATTCAAGCTCAAAGATCTTGAGAACATTACTGAAATTAGATTGAGCAACGATGACATCATTTCCAAAATCAATACCTTCTTCACAAGCTTGAGCAGCCTTATAGGCTAAAAAGTCTGAATCAATTAATAGCATTAGTGTACCTCTGCCCAATTGTCACCGATGTTTGCATCAGCTTCTATAGGCAGTCTTAAGTTATAATACTCACCAGCTTCTACAGCTGCTAACTTACAAGCAAAACCAACGTCTTCCGCTGATGATGGTGGCGCACCTAGTACTTGTTCATCATGCACAAAGGCGTACCTTTCATGCTTAATGTTTCTAAGCTTTTCATTTGTAAGTAGTAGCCAACGCTTCGCCAAAACGGCTGCCGATCCCTGCAAAAGGAAATTTAAAGCCTTATGTCCCTTGTTAACGCAGATAGTACGATTATCAATGGCACGAATACCACCTCCTTCCGCAACTCGTTTAGTAGCTTTAACAAGATCCTCTAGGCCAGGAATTGCTTCCATATAAGCTTTCCTTATTTCTGCCCCCTTCTTCTTTGCAGCTTCAGGGGATAGCATATTGTCATAGGATAAGCCAAGTTTCTGATTCCCAGCTCCATAGAGAAAGGCATACGAAATTGTCTTGACTTGTCTTCGGGTGACACCGATTTTGTCTGCATTGACTTGATGAATATCACCATTTAGTAGGATCTTTGCATACCTACCTCCGTCATAACGACCAAGGTAATGTGCAAACATTCTTAATTCAATCCCAGCTAAGTCACTATCTACTAGCTTCCAGCCTTTTTTAGGAATAAATAACTCACGACAATCAGCATCGCTGCTTACCTGTGCGAGGTTGGGGTGTGAATGAGCCATTCTATGAGTAGCTGCCCCGATAAAGCAAGAGTGGTGAAGTCTGCCATTCTTGACCAACTTCAACCAAGCATTAGTTCCTTGTGAGAGCATTCCGAGTTTCTTTTGTGTTTCAAGAATCTCTAGAAATACTAACGCTTCTTTTGTTCCAATCTCTTTAAGTACTGTTTCATCTATAACTGGTTTCCCAGTTGGTGTTAGTTTAGTAGGTTCCCAACCTTGAAAGGTTTTAAACCACCAAGCTATGTGTTCACGGCTACTAGGATTAAACTCCTTTAACCTTTGCATTTCTGCGCCAGCTATGTAACCTTGTTTTTTATTATCCCGCCTCGGTGTGAATTTGTTACCAGGAACAAACGTACAAAGCTTCTGAGTGGTGGCTCTAAGCTCTTCTAGGCGGGTTAAAAGCTTGTTCTCTAGGATTTGTGCTTTAGGCACATCTAAAGGCCAGCCAGTGCGTTTCTGATCCTGCATCATCTCAGCAATTTGATGCTCAAGAATCACGGGTTCAGGTATTTTTGGAAATGTTTCCATAGTTTAGCGAGGATAGCGACATCTTTTTTACAGTACTCCTGCATTTCAGGAGACCATTCTTTCCAATCAGTAGTCTTACTGAAGTTATCTTTGAAGCATCTCAGGCGGTAGCCATAAGCTTCAAGACTGTGAGATCCATAAAGACTAGCTGGCATGTGGGGCCATTTTCTTGTAAGATCTATATCTAAAAGATTTGGGTGATAAATCCTGCTAAGAATCAGCGTGTCCCAATGTTTAGCTTCAAGAGTTCTAAAGAAAGGGTAATGTTTCTGTGCTTGGGGTACATCATAAGCTATACCATTATGAGAAATGATATTTTCAGCAGCCATTAGAGTACATAAAGCGTTTGAGATAGAGTAACTATTTTTCATAGGAGCATCTTCTTTAATAGAGAACTCCTTGTCACCCTTACCATACCCTTCATCATTAAACTCTTCCACTAGGCCAGTGTCTATATCTTGGATGACAATACAATGCAGACGAGTAGATTCTAACCCGTCCGTTTCTATGTCAAAAGCTAAGTTCACTTTCCTCCTCGACTTTGCTTGTTTTTCTTAGACCAATCAAAGGTCTTGTCTTCAAACTTGGCTTTCTCAATAGCCTCCTTTGTAGGTGGATTAGGTTTCCTTAAGTGTTTATACCAAGGATGTTCATAATGTTTGTAGATGTCTAGTCTACTTGTTTCAGTAGGATGCACCACCTCATGATCAGAAATCGGTGGTGGGGTTGAACTCTGTGGGTTCAGCTTCATGTTCTGTAAATCTGCAAGTGTTTAAGTTGTACTGTAGTGTTGAGCACGGACCTGTCTCGCCTGAATAACGATTTTTAAGGACTCTAATAGTCGTAGCACTTCCTCCATTTCCTCCTTGCTGGTCTCTTTCGAGGGCAATAACGCTATCGCTGATTTGAGCAATAGAATGAGATCCTCTGAGTTGTGATAACGACACTCGCCCTCCCTCTTCGTGCGTATGATTGTCATTGTTTGATCTTCTTAAATGTGATACAAGGAACATAGCTATACCAGTCCGTTCGACTAGGCTTCGTAGACGTGTCATAGTAACGTCTATCATTCTACGCTCATCCCCGTCAAGCCCACTTAGTAGTATTGATAGGTGATCTAGGATGATTATTTTACAATCAAGCCCAGTTGCAAGGTATTCTATCCTTGAATAAATAATGTCAGGATCATAACTCCCGAAGCCATCAAATAAGAATAGGTTCCATTTGTTTACGGTTTCATCAAACGCAAACGAAAGTTCTTCTTCAGTGTGTTCCCCAATATGTAAGGGGTTACCCACAGAACAAGACATTAATCCAAGGGCGGTGTTTCTATTAGATGATTCAAGCTCCAAGACCCCAACCCTTTCCCCTTTTTCGAGTAAGTGAGTTGCGAGGTGACGACAGAAGCTGGTTTTTCCGCTTCCAGTGCCAGCAGTAATTGCTGTAAGTGTGCCATACCTGATCCCGTGTAATTTCTGATTAAGTCCTTTGAATGGGTACTCATGAGCGCAAGGTGGTTCTGGTGTAGTGACTAATTCAAGTAACGATTTTGCATCAACAATTCCGTCAGGACGGTACGTTTTTGCGTCCCAGATAGCCCGTCTAATTGCTTCTGGATCTCCAGCTTGGAGTGCTTCAGACGCATCCTTGTACTTCTCCATCCGAGCAACCTTTGCTTTACCTGGTGGTAGAAGCGCAGCACACTCTTCCGCAGCTTGTATTCCAGCGGGGTCATTGTCAAAGAATAAGATAATCTCTTCATAACCTTGGGTTAATTCAAGTACTTTTTGTAGATCTTTCTTAGCCCCAGCTGCTCCGTTAGGTACAGACATATGAGGCCAAGTTGGCATTGCAGAGTATCCTGACAATGCATCTAATTCCCCTTCATATAAGGTCAGTCTTGACCCAGTATCAGGAAATAGATTCTGTCCAAAGAACTGGTTGTCAATGTTCTTGCCTTCCCAGTAAAATTCTTTGGCTTTGTTTTTAATTTTTGCCGCACATACCTGACCCTTCTTATCGAAGTAATGGAAACGTAAAACATCTCCATCTTTGTGGACACGGTATTTACGACATTGTTCTTCAGTAAGTTGCCGCTTCTTTAATGAAACAGGCTCGCCTTTAATCATAGCTCGTGGCTTGATGATGGTGGATAATGGTATCGGCTCTTCTTCATCTGATTCCGCAGTATATGTTTGGCATACAAAGCAATATGTATGGCCATCAGAATAAACAGAGTTACCATCTGATGACCCACAATTATTACAGGGTGTATGATACATAAACTCAGAATCATCTGAGCCAGCTAATTGGGATTGCATAATACGGGCACCATAGGAAACCGTGTTTGTCGGCCCACATGGCGTAAGTAGTTTTAGAGCGTTTAGATATTTTATTATTTGGTGCTTGAAATACTAAACGTACATCTAGATCAGGATTACATTTTTTTACAGCCAACATCTTACGACGATCTGACGGCTTAAAGAATCCCTTAGTTTCTAGATATACATCCCCAACCTTGAAGTCAGGGATATACCTAGACTCAAGCACATAATTAAATTTATCTGGTTCATAATCATAATGTATGTTCAGTTCGTCAAGAAGTGAAGCAACCTGTATTTCAAGGCCACTTCTCATTAGAATTCATCTTCCTCGTTAAAGGTCTTGTCTGTCTTCTCAACATTAGGATCTTCGACTTTAAACCCTTTGGCACTACCAAATAATTTGGCGGCTTCTTCGGGGGTCATATCCCCATCATCTTTAATCCCAGCACCGTTGTTGAGGCTAACTATTTGTATAGCTTTTAACTTAAGTGATGTACCTATATCACCTGTTGGTAATACATAAGGTTTCTGGAAGAAAGCTATCTTAACTTTACTACCATTATATACTGGTGTATTCTTATCAGATATTACCGTACCTTCTGTGTCTACAATAACAGGGACGAGTCTATCTCCTTCCCTCCATGTGAAACGTACTTGGTAGGTACCTTCTTGGTTTTCTACTTCTTCCCAAGGCTCAGGTTTGACAGTAACCCTCTTAGGGTTCTTAGCCTTACCTCTAGCCCATTCTAAAGCACTCTCTCTTTCCTCCTCTAGTTCTTTAACTATCTCCTCTCCCATAAGGACTTGGAGCTTATAGCCCCACTCCCCTGGTTTTAAGACAGCCTGATAACCTTCGAGGGTGACAGGTTCTTTAGTGACATGTGTTTGTGGCATAGTGCTAACAGAAAAAATAAGTGGAATTGGATACAATCGAAGGATCTAATGTACCTACGATTGGTGGCGGTTCTTTGGCATTAATTGTTTCAGCGAATCGTGACAACCAACAGTCTTCTGTGAAAATTTCCGTGTAGGTTTTTCGCACAAGTTTATTGAGTGTTCCCATGTCTCCTGCTCTGCATAAGACAGAATCATGGATAACTGTGAATGGTCCATTGAACTCCTCGAAAGATCGGTGGAGTATTGAAGCATCGACAGAATGGATGAAATTAGGTGCAGTAGAAGACCTATGCTTTTTAGGACAAGCCTTTTCAACGCCATTAGGTACCCGTATTTGAGTACGACCTAACAACTGTAATTCCATTCTCTCAGTCTCGATGTAATTACGCTTCTGGCTAACAATGAAACCCGAAGGGGTTGTCCATTGTACTAACTTTGCGCCATCTTTTATATATTGACCAACATTCTGTTTGATCCAACGCATAACTTGCATTGGTCCTGGAACGATAGCATCCATACTTTGATAGACAGCATTGACTACTTCTGTAAGCTCATCAGGTTCAGGTTCAATACCTTTCTCCATCAGTGCCTCCCTAATGTACTTCCGAGATGAGTCTTTAGTTGCATTATAGGGTATAGTCATGACGGTTCTTTTGACCGTCTTCCTGTCCATCCAAGAGTGCATCCTCTCTGGAAGATACTTCTTAGCTTCAGTAGCTACAGCTCGATAAGCATCACTAGGTTCTGTACCTGGACAGACATTAACTAATTCAGCAGTACTCTGATCCCTTGCGAGTCCCGCTAAAATCTGGAGTCCACTACACGTAGCGTCTACGGCTACCATTAAGCCTGTTGTGTGCTTATCTTTCTTGATACAGCAGTGGTAGTATTCATGACATGAAGACATAAATTGCCACGGTTCTTCTACATCTTCCCATTCAGGAAGATTTTCTATCGGGTCTATTGCAACCCTTGTGATTAAATCAGTATTTTCAGAGACCCATTTATGTCTATCTTCTATTGTTGCTTTATCTAACCCATAGGTAGTAGCAACTTGAAAAGACAACCATAACTCAGCCTCCTCCGTGATAGTGGATTCATCAGCAAACCTTATTAGTGACTTACCAAAGTCAGTATCTTGTGGTGTTAAGAATGCAGGTATAGGATAAGTCCTACCCCTATAATCAAAAGACCAACATAAATAGAAGTCTTGATTCTTAAACTTCTCAGCAGCTTCTAACTGTGTTCTAGTTCTCACTGATCTTTTAAAGTTAATGCGATCAGCTGTATAAGCTTGAGCCATAGAGCGTCTCCACCCTAAGTTCTTTACCGCATCTTCCTCCGCATCTATAGGACGTGGTGGTTTATAGGCAGGACTAATAGGAATGAATTTCCCTACTACTCTACCCTTCTCTTTAAACTTCTCAGCTACTTCTAAAACATGGTTACTAACACGGTACTTCACCTTCTGTAGCTTGTTTAAAAAAGCCAGTGGAGCGTTCCCGTGTATTATGGAGTGGTTACCACGTCTGGTTAAATCATGACCCCTCATCATGCGATTTGTGATGTATCCACCATATATAATCTTGCCTTTTTCATCATAGCCCCAGTCATCTGGTTCTATTAACATAGGCCAAGGGATACCACTGAATAATTCAGCTGTCTTAATCAGTTGTTCACGTTTAGTATTGAACTCTATAGTAGGCTCAACTTTATACACATAACGCTTTCTATGCGTTTGTTTCTTGTCAATTTTAAACCAACCAGTGACTTCTATGACAGAGGTTAACCCCCATCTACCAAGTATAATACGGGTCTTGTTGTCCCATCTAGGCCAACGTATCCCACGCTCGCCAAACTTCTCGCTAGCAATCTTTTGCTTTTGTTCAGTTCCGCAAGCATCATGGTAATAAGTTTCACTGATATAATGTAACAAACCTGGATGCTCTTTACGATACCATCTGAACTTACACTCAGCTTCTAAGGCTGTACCTATACCTGACATCATAGGTGTGATTAAGTTCACGTCTCTTTCTAAACTAAACACCTTATCAAACACAACCTTCAGGATGATGGTGGCGATTGCTAAAGGTTCTAGACCATTAAGATGTACGGCAATCGGTTTGTAGTACTTACCTGCTTGACCTTTCCTGAGCTTACAAAATGTTTTCTCAATGTGGTCAATCAAATATGGTAAGGCTTCCTTTATTGAAGCTACACCGTACACGCTGGCCGAAGCGTAAGACTTTGCCTCCAAACGTTTCATGGAGTCGTGCAGTCGAGCTTTCCCACACGCTATTGCTTCGGCCTCTAGCTCGAATTGTTTGGTTAAAGGAGTCACCATAAGCTAGGAATAATGAGTACTCGTAGTCATCGAGTCGGTCTATCTGACCTTGACTATAGATCATAGCATTTACATTGTTGTTCATGTGGAAATTGTTTACAGTAATCATCTTGATCATAACACCTCCAATGAGGTATAAAGAAACATAACTTCCATCCATGATCTTGATGTTCATGCCTGACATATAGTTTGCCAAGTGCAGCAAGCATAATCAATAAAGTACGCTTACCATTAGGTTCAGTGTAAACCTCACCTGTATCTTCATCGAGGGCATAACCCTCTTCCTCTAGCAGTTCAGCTAGGTCAAGTGAATTAATCATGTCGGAAAGATGTTTCTCGTAAACCTTCGTTTGTCATTAATACAAACTCACCTCCTGCGGTGATTAAGGTTTCCATGAATTGATGAGCAGCCTTAGCATTTTTGTATGCCCTCTCCTCATACACACCGTCAGGCCATGTGGCTCTCACGATAGCAACATGAGTTGGAGGTAGATTCCATGTAAGTGCTGCTTCAAACCCGTCTTCGATATCAAAAGGTGTTAAGTCATCAGTAGCTTTCCACCTATTGACCTCCCTGATACGGGATTTAAAATACTTTTTAGTCATTAGTAAATCCTATACATTTTGGTAGTTGTTGGTGCTTTGTAGCGGTTGGCATGTATAGTCATACCAATGCCTCCTAAGATGGACCAAGTTACAAGTAGGGCTGTAATACCCATTACCCAGTCATCTTTTCTCATGAAGCTTCTTTAGTAGTTGTTTCACCCGTGTCTTTGCGTTGCGTAGTGCTTGGGGCTTTCGCCTTCCTCGCTCTTTTCGCAGGACGTGGGCGTTTTGGAACTTCATCCTTGTTGACTGTTGCATCACGTAGTTTTTGATAGAGTGGAGTCCATTTGTGTTCAGGGAAATGATACAGCCAGCAATCTATTGCATTAAGCATTAGATATTCTTCTGTAGGTTTCTCATTGAAATCATCAGGTGTGAGTTTAGGCATTTTTTAGGGTGTCAAGTTGATCAACAAGCCA